CCAGAGATACATCGGATCATTCACGGCGGGATCGAGTACAAACCAGAACGGCTCATGGGGTCCGCTGCCGCTGCGGCGCAGCGCCGTATAGGCCGCTCGCTCAGACTCTCGCGCAAGGTTCGGCCGCAATTCTCGGTACCGGACACGCAAGGGGAATCCGAGCGGAATCCCGTATTCCGTGCGGTGCAGGATGAACGGCTTTCGTTCCTTAATCTGCACGCCCCAGCGATGGCACATCTCGCGGACGCTGGCGATGAGGAGAATCTTGCCGACGGCGACGTTCGACCCAAATCCCGAGATCGCGAAGTTCCACTGCGTGGCGGCTGTTGTCACCAGCCGCAGATCGAGAAAGCCATTCAGGCTCAGGCCATCAGGCTGCGCGGCCGGAATGAGCAAGCTCTGCGACGCCATGCTGTTGTTGTTCGTCACCGTCACGGTCGCGCCAGACAGGTTGGTATTGATGAAGGCCACGGCTTGAATCGCCGTGGAGGCGATCGTTCCGCGGTACGTCGCGGTCCCGCTCGTGATCTTGGAGACCACGTCCGCACGAGGGCTGTTCAGGTTCACCAAGGGGAAGGCGCTATCCGCCGCCCCTGCCGTCAGAGACCACGTCGCCGCGAATGATTTGATGTCGGTGTAATAGCAGAACAGGGAGCTCGCCATTAGGTCGTCCCCAATAACGCCACGAGTTGCGACCGGGTGCCCTGATAGTTCCGGCGAATCTCCGTGATCAACGCGGGCGCAATCTCCCGTGCAATGTCTTCGGCGTTCTTCCCTGACCCGCTGACGTTGACCGTGATCGCCCCGATCGTCAGGCCACCGCTCTCTGAGCCTTCTGGGACCACTTTCTCTCGGCCGTGCAACATCGCGAGCGTCCCTGCACCAAAGTCCATGTAGCGCCCGCCCGTGCCGCTCGCGTAGCCTGGGACGTTCCCGATCGCTTCCGCCGCCCGCCCAATGTCGCCGGGGTTCTTCTCGAGGAAGTCCGCGAGCTGCTGTTCGTAACTGCGTCCTCCGGCCTGCTGTCTCGCGCCTTCCGATTGCTGGGTGTTCTGTTTGAGGTAATTGACTTGGACGTCAATCGGTTCGCTGATCAGATCGCGCATGTTGCGCACGGTCACGATCACGTCGTCAAAGGCATGCGAGATGTCGCCAGCGGCATCGTCGATACTCCGTGCGGCTTCGCGCGCCGCGGCGGGCATCTCGTCGTGCATGGCGGTGACGATTTCATCGATGACTTTCTGGACGGCCCCACCGCCTTTCTTCTCCGCTTCCCAGAGTCGGTTTGTGGCGTCTAAGGCTTCGTCGACCGAATGCCCAGCTTTGAGATACGCCTCACGTAACGCGACGACCGTCGTGGCCCACTTCTCAGAGTTCCCAGCGGCCACGAGTTGATGGACTTCGATCTGTTTCTGCCAGTCCAGCGTGGAGGCCAAGGATGCGCGGAAGGCATCCGCTGCGCTCCGTCCTTCCCGTTCTGTTCCGCTCGGGCCACCGAAGATGCCAGCGAAGAGTCCCGCCAGTTTGTCGAGGAGCGGACCCGCGAGCGCCCCGATCCCAGGCAGCAAGGCATTAAACGCCCCGCCGAGCGCGGGACCGAACGTGGACATAATCTTCTGGGACATCCCAGAATCCTTGCCGAAGATATGCTGCGTGAGGTTGCCTCCGAGCGTGGCACCAATACTCTTCAGCACATTCCCTCCACCTTCAAACGCACGAATGATGGTGGGGCCGAAACCCTCAAACAAATTTTGCGCAAACGATGGGCCGATCTTGACCTTCGCCCCGACCGACAACGCGGTCTGGATCTCTTCGTTCATCCGCTCAAAGTCTTTGACCCTGTTCTGCAAAATGTTCTTGCTCGTCGCAAACGCGATCTCTTCCTGGTTTTTGTAATAGTCCTCGGTGATTTTGGTCAGCACTTTATGGCTCGCCGCGAAGGCTTTCTCTTCTTCGTCGGCGAAATACTTTCTCGCCTGCCGTAGTGCGTCCGCAGCTCTCGCTTCGATGGCGAAGCGTTCCACTACGATCTTCGCGCGAGCAGTCATAGCCTTGGTGTCTTCTTTTACTAAATTCGTGTGCGCGCCCATCGCAATACTGGCGGTTCCCAATGCCGTCGTCCCGCTTAGCACGGCGACGGCATGCGCCGCCGTGCTGACCTTTGCGGCTTTCATGGACGATTCGACTTTCTCGAGCGCGCTGATATAAACCTTGGTGGATCCGGTGACACTTTTCTGCGCAGCATCATCGGCCTGCAATTGCGCACCGCGCGCCTTCATACTGACGAGCAGACCTTGAATCGCCTCATCGTTTTTCTTCCATGCCGCCGTGCCGATCCCGACGGCATTCGGCAAGGCGAGTTGCGCTTTGCCCAGATACAATGTGGCCAACGCTAAGCCGTCAATCACCTGCCGCACGTCGCCGTAGACTTTTTTAACGGCGTACCATTCGGTGACCACAAATCCGGCTGTTGAGATCGCGGCCTTCGCAAAGCCAATGACCGCAATCGCCGCATCGTCGATCGCCATCGCTATGGACTTAACGAGTGCGCTCTTGTCAGTGCCAAAGGCCTCGGTCAACGCATCGGAAATACCGTCAAGCCCCGCCATAATGACTGGCGAGGTAGCGACCGTGCGCCCAAGTTCGTTCTGGAAATTCGCCCAGGCCGCTTGCGCTTGCGCGACCTTTTCATCTAGGCCGTCCGTCTGGACGCCGAGGCGTTCGATCGCCGTTCCAACACCTGCGAGGATCGCCGCTCTGGCCGCTTCTAATTTGCCCTCTTCGCTGAGATGCTCGCGCGTGACCCCAAGCGACTTCGCGAAGTTGGTCTCCGCTTTCTCAAGATCGATCTTGCCTGTCAACAACGCAAGGGCTCGCGTGCGCCCGGTTAACATGGCGTCGTTCATCGTCTCCAACGCGGTCGCGACATCCCCGCCTGTCGCTTGCGCCAACGCGAACGCGCCCTTTGAGAGCGTGCCGAATTGCTGATCAGTGAGGTTGAGTCCTGCAGCTAAATCCTGCGTCGCGAGTTTCATGAGGTCGAAGTCCGCGATCGTGCCGTGCGTGCCCTCGCGTAACGACCCGAGCAGCGTCGTTCCCAGACGTCCAGATGTCTGTGTGAGATGTTCAAAGTTCTCGCTCACGTCAGCCACGGCCGCGCCGTGAAGCGTGAGCGTTTTCAGTTCATCGCCGAGCGCGCTGATCGCAGACTTCACCGCTGCGAACGCGGCTTGTGCCGTGAAGAAACCCGCGGCCGTCGTGAGAATATTTTTCCCGAGGCCCGCGATCGTGCCGCCAAACCCACTAGTGGCCTGATCGGCCGACCGCGTCGCGTGCTCCATGTCCGTGAGCGCCTTCGGTGCGGTTTGTCCTAACGCTTTGTATTTCGCAACGGCCTCGGTGAGCGTCGCGTTCAACCGTGCCTGCTCTCGTTCCGTCAGCTTTGCCACGCCGCCGAGATCCCCGACCGCCTTTACGGCCAGCGTAGCTTCAGAGAGAATCTTGCGACCCGAGAAGCTATCCGCCACGCGTTTCAGCGAGTTCTCGACTTGCGCCGCACCGGTTTGAAAACCGCGCAGTTGTGTCGTCGCGGCATCGACCGCCGATTTCCACGAGCTGAAATCTGCGACGAAGGTCGCGGAAATGGCCATCTAGTCCCTCGCCTCAGACGCGACTTTCGCGGCTTCCAGTTCGTCCAGCAACACGTCGATCACCTCGTCCGGAGTGTTCCGCGTCTCGTCCCAGGTCCAGCCCATCACGCGGCAGACGGCGAGCGTCGTGGCAATTTCTTCTCGCCAGCCTGGCCGTTTTTTTCGGCTTTCGCTTTCTCGATATGCGCCGTGATCGCTTCGGTGATGTCGTTTACCGTCTCTTCGTCTTGGTTATCCAAGGCTGAGGAGAGGAGTTCGGGCGTGTGAATCGGGATGGGTTCGCCGTTGAAGGTCTGCGACCAATTCAGCAGATAGGACATGATCTGGATCTTGCCGATCTGTTCCATGTCCACCTGAAGTTGGCCCTTCGATCCGAGTTCCTTAGTAAACGCCTTCGCGCGCGCTTTCGTCGCCTCGCCATAACTGAGGCGCTTGCGCACCTCAATCCACTGTCCATCTCGGAGCGGGATCCGTACGGATTCCGGAATGACTACAGCCATGACTCGTCTCCTAATATTCGGGTTGCCCAAGAGTCGCCCTGAGTTGGTTCGTTCCCACGCACTGCACTTTGCTCTTAACCGGCCACATCCAAAATCCGCCCGTCTTCCGAGGGGCCGCGAAATACAACGGTTCCTGCCGGATGAGAAACGCTTCGATAGCGTCACTCGTCGCCGCGAATGCCCACTCGCCCTTCTTCTTCGTCCGGACGATGCTCCAGCTTTTCAATTGCGCCGCGGGACGATAGCCCCAGAGGATCGCGGCCGAGACCGGATCCCCTGGAGCCGTCGCCCCACGAAGCGTGATGTCACGGAACACGCCGTGTTACACGCCGACAGGCGACAGACGGAACGGTCCGGCGGCTTTCCAACTGCCGGTGACCTTCGGCGCCTGCAAACTGCACGCGATACTGGCATCCATGTAGGCCAGACCGGACCAGAACGGCGCATCGAGCGGTGTGCCGCTGCCGTCAAACTCGTTCGGCGTGAGCATCAGGAAGCCAGGCGAGGTCGCATCGGCGGCCGTAAACAAGGTCCGCTCCACGCTGTTCCAGAAGCCGCTGAACGTCCCTTGCGCATCCTTCAGGCCAGGGAGGTAGACGTTGTTTTCGTCGCCGAAGCACGCGACGTTTTCGTACTCCGTCTTGAAATCGCCCGTCCACGCATTGATGGATGCGATCTCGGCCGCCGTCGTCGGCGAGCCAGCATCACTATCGAAGGCCACGCGCCCGTAACGCCCTGTGAGAATCGCCATGCTGTGCTCCTGTTCTAGTCGTGTCCAGTTACGTGAGACTCATCTCAACCCGGTAGAACCCGCCGCGATGCTGCCAGCGGATGTCCGGGTTGACGTCATCCACTTCCGTGGTGCGGATGCGGCCTTCGCGGTGAACCGTCATCCAGCTGTAGCCCGTGACCGTGAGCGGTTGATCTTCGAGTAACGCATCGATGCGTGCCGCCGCCGCCACCATGTCCGGGTTCTTATCAGACCGCCCTACCGCCTTCACCATGTAGAGCACTGACTCGATCGCGCGCCCGCCGAAGACCGCCTCGTCGACGGAGTCGACCATCGATACGATCACGAACTTTGTGGAGCCTGACGGAGACTCCTCCCAATGCGGCCCGTTAGGCATGTATGACAACAGCGTCACGTCGGCGCCCAGCTTCGCGATCAACGCTTGATCGATGGCTGTTGAATCAGGCATTGCCGTTGACCTTCGCCCCGTGCCGCACGAGCAACTCCTTCAGGCGCTCGTACATCGCTCGGCGCTTTCTCACAACGACCGGAACAAATATCTTTCCGGGCGGCATGGATCCGCGATTCGCCCCGATGTTGGTATGCCGAGCCTGTGTTCCGATCTCGAACAGCGCCGCATGTTTGGCGGTCGACTTCACAACCAAGGCCGTCCCGAATGGCCCGATCCCTTTGGACTCCACCTTGACGCCCGCCGCGAGTTTTCCTGTGCGCCGATGGTCCTGATAGCCTGCGCGGATCTCTTGGGCGGCATCACCGGCCGCACGTTGGACGATGCCGCTCGCCTCTTGGGCCAACACCTCCGGAAGGTTCCTGAGCTCCTCACGTAGTTCGTCCAATCCGTTCCATCGAATCGAGGCGCTCATGCGACCACCTCAGAACACGCCAAGATCAATTCGCGGTTCGCTTCGTTCGGATTGGCTACGCCGAGGATATAGAGCACCCGCGATCCGAACAGCGCCCGCATGTGTGTCGTCACGCCTGAGATATACGGACTCGTCAGCACCAGTGACGCCTGCGCAATGAGCGTCCCCATACCCGCGCGTTCAAGCGTCCGCGCCGTGGCTGGCTCGATCGCCATGCGCGCGACCGCAAACGTTGACGGCGTTTCCGTGAAGCTGGCGTCGTTGTCAGCCGCAGTGGCCACGGTTTGCAACGTCACGAGATGCCGCCGACGTCCAGACGCAATCATGCAAGCTCCGGATCGCGCAGCCGATACAACATCCGCTCGATCGCGGGCGAGAGCGCCCCAGGCATGCTCGCCTTTGGGAGTTGCCCTTCGACGTCATCCCCACGGAAGCGCCAGAGTTCCGCAAATTGCAAATACATCGCCCCAGTCACGAGCGGCGACGGATCCGGCGCGTCTGTTTTCAGATACGACAGGACCATCGCTTCAGCCTGATCCAGGACCATCTGCACCCATTCATCGGCAGAGGTATCCGCTTGCGGGATGCCCGCTTGGTCCTTCGCCATTTGCAACGTGGTGAAGGTACTCATACGGGCACCTCACCATAGGACCAAGTCGATCCGGCAAACTCGCGATCCATGCGGACCCCGTGAGAGTGAAGGCTGCTGTCGGTACCGAGATGTCGTACGAAGAACGGACGCGAGACAAGTCCCGTCGTCATGTTCGGGTTGTCCTGTAGCGCCCAGTAGCCGAGCAACTTGTCAAAGCCGTCATGTGGCCGATGCTGAAAGGGCGCGCCTTTCGGCCGCCAGTCGAGAGGATGGGCCTTCGCCCAGGCGGCAAACCGCCGCGCGTCATCCGCACGCAACGCCACAGCCTGCGAACCTTTCTGTTCACGCAGTGGCGCGGTTGCCGCGTGCGCGCTGACAGGTGTCAGGCGATCAAAGGCAAAGAAGCGATACATCACGCGGTCAGGAGTCGCGTGCGCTTCGAGCCAGCGCGACATGCTGCCAATAGGATCCGCGCACCATTCCAGATCATCTTCGCTGAGGATGATCCAGTCGGCTGGAAAGAGACCGAGTAGATCAATGGCAGCAATACCGTTCTCGTTAGGTCGGCGGTGGAGGTCCGGCTGATGAAGCCACACGGGGTAACGCACCTCCTGATGCGCCCAACCCACAGCAGGGTCGGTGGCGACAATATGAATTGAATCAGCCGCCACGCCTTGTCCTAACAGGCCTAACACTGTCACCCCGAGATAGTTCGTCTTCGGTGCGCGGTTCGCCGTGCGGATCGTTAGGAGGAGTTTCAATTCACTCCACCGCTACAGTGCTGTTCCCAGGCACGTATCTTCAGCAATTGCCGAGCCTGTTCACATTCCAACCATGGCTCTCCGAAGGCATTGACCAACCGCGTCCTATCTGACGCTCGCATCACGACATGCCTGAAACGCAGCTCGCCTTCCTCCAACCGTTGCCCATAGACTTCCCACACGATTGGGTCATCGTCGTTGTTAGACGTGTAGCCAGCGACTCGGATCACGCGACCCTCCAGGCTACGAT